TCTATTTCTGACGATAACGATTGAATAGAAGATAATATAGAACTAACAATACTTTGAGCACTGCTACTAGCTAAGTTCTCTATTTCTGACGATAACGATTGAATAGAAGATAATATAGAACTAACAATACTTTGAGCACTGCTGCTAGCTAAATTCTCTATTTCGGTTGATAGTGGCTGAATAGAAGATAATATAGAACTAGTAATACTTTGAGCACTGCTGCTAGCTAAATTCTCTATTTCGGCTGATAACGATTGAATAGAAGATAATGTTGAGTTAGTAATGCTTTGAGCACTGCTGCTAGCTAAATTCTCTATTTCTGACGATAACGATTGAATAGAAGATAATGTTGAGTTAGTAATGCTTTGAGCACTGCTGCTAGCTAAATTCTCTATTTCGGCTGATAGTGGCTGAATAGAAGATAATATTGAGTTAGTAATGCTTTGAGCACTGCTGCTAGCTAAATTCTCTATTTCTGACGATAACGATTGAATAGAAGATAATGTTGAGTTAGTAATACTTTGAGCACTGCTGCTAGCTAAGTTTTTTATTTCTGACGATAACGATTGAATAGAAGATAATGTTGAGTTAGTAATACTTTGGACACTGCTGGTAGCTAAGTTTTCTATTTCGGCTGATAGTGGCTGAATAGAAGATAATGTTGAGTTAACAATATTTTGAGCATTATTATTAACTAAGTTTTCTATTTCGGCTGATAGTGGCTGAATAGAAGATAATGTTGAGTTAGTAATACTTTGAGCACTGCTGGTAGTTAAATTCTGTACTTCTGATGATAATGATTGAATAGAAGATATAATTGAATTAGTAATGCTTTGAGCACTGCTGCTAGTTAAATTCTGTACTTCTGATGATAATGATTGAATAGAAGATATAATTGAATTAGTAATGCTTTGAGCACTGCTGGTAGTTAAATTCTGTACTTCTGATGATAGTGGCTGAATAGAAGATAAAATCGAGCTAATACTTTGGACACTATTATTAACTAAGTTTTCTATTTCGGTTGATAGTGGCTGAATAGAAGATAAGACTGAGTTAGTAATGCTTTGGGCACTACTAGTAGCTAAATTTTCTATTTCGGTTGATAGTGGCTGAATAGAAGATAAAATCGAGCTAATGCTTTTGGCACTACTAGTAGCTAAGTTTTCTATATCGGTTGATAATGATACAATAGAATTAGATATATTATCGGCATTGCCATTTGATATATTTTCTATTTCAGCTGATAAAGATTGTACAACATCTAATACCGAATTGGATATACTTTGGGCATTTTTATTAGTAATATTTACTAATTGCGTAGACAATGACTGTATCAATTGCGTAGTATAACTATCTATCGATTTATAATTGTCGCTAACAGTATTATTTAATTGATTTTGTAGAATATTGCTAAAAGCTGGTATTTCATCGATCAGACTCCTGATGCTGTCAATGACGGTTGCTTTTGCAGAATCATTTAATGTGCTCATTGACATACTGATGACATTTGAAATGTTATCGGTAATATCATTAGTTAAATTAGCAAATCCATCCGATAAAACATTAAATGTATCGTCGGCTGTTTGGTTTAATCCCGCAGTTCCATTCCTAAAAGAATTGTCAAGTTGAGACACCAAATTATTAGCCTGGGCAACAACATTGTTTGATAAATTAGATGAATTTTTGTTTGATATAATTTGTAACTTTTGATCTAGTGTATTAATAGTGTCTTCAATAGTATTAGCAATATTTAAAATATTGCTAGCAGCCACATTATCTAAATCTACTGATAAAGTTTTAATAGAGTCCAAAATCGAGTTTTGTATGTGTGTCAGACCTTCTGCTGATCTCTTAGCCATCTCTGTGCTTAATACACTAGCCGAGCCTATTACCGTATCATTCATAGATTTTGAATAGTTGTCTATGATTGACGACAATCTACCCGATAAGTGTAATGTAGAGTTGATTAAATTACTATTTGTGTTTTCTGATGATTCTGATATAACATCATTAAGAGATTTAGAAATTTTAGTAATACTATCTATTGTTGAAGTTGATAATTCATTCGAATAGTCTGCTACTAATCTAGATATATTAGTAGCAATATCCCTAATCATTGACTCTGATACGCCTTTTAAACTGTTACCAGTACTCGCTAGTAAGTTTTCTAATTCTGAAGATATACTTATTAAGGATGTAGTAGCAGAATTAGCAATGTTGGACATACTAGATTCTGATATTTGGTCAAATTTGGATGCCAACTGTTCTACTGAGCCTGACAATGCTTCAGTTACGTTGTTTGAACTATTATCAGCAAAAACTTTCAACTTATTAGTTAAGTCAATAATAGTGCTAGATGTCTCGTTCCTTAAGTTTTTTAATGCATTATTGGATATATTATTTATTTGATCTGATAACGAGTTGACACTTTTGGATATCGAATTAAGTGCACTTTGTGCAGCAGATGAAATCTCCTGCTCCATATCTAGAGCAGTCTTTTTTAATTTATCTAAATCGCTAAATGCAGCCCCTGATTCTAATTGTAACTGTATGGACAAAGCATACACGTTTGGATCGACTGCCATTTTTTCACAAACTCCTTAGAGTATTTTTGATATCTACGATACCAATTTACAATAGATATTATATTATTATCGTAATGTTGGAATATTTCTGCTAATCTATTTCACCTTGTTCAATTATATCTTCCTCAAATATACTCGCAATATCTAACTTCCGTTTAGGTTTGCTTACTTGCTTTGGATTAAATATTGGATGGCTTATATCGCTATAATAATATACGCTTATCAATGTGCTAACAATTCCTAACATTAGCACTAGTGTCAATAATACTGCTATGATATGAGCAAATAACATGTTATTATTCTATGTACTTATTTTATTTTATGTTCACTCACTATCTTAATATTATCATGACTTATTTCCTTATAGCCGTGTTTATATGCATATGGACAATTATTCCTGATCCACCTAATCTTACCATCCAAAGATAAGTTGTCAATTTTTTCGGCAGCTTTTCTAATACTATTTATTTCATTGCTAGGAATGTTAGTTGTGACCAGGCACAACCTATTGTTCCTATTTCCCAATGGCATAACTAGTAAATACTTAGGCTTCCTATTCTTTTTACTATAACAAATATAACATAATTTCATGGAACAAACCCCTGAACCAAAAGCCAGACCACAAGTTTCACTTATATTTAGTTTTGGTGGCGGTGAAACTAGCGACGTAGGACCATTCCTTTCTTCATTTGAATATAAAGCCATGGTCAATGGTGGATATATTATTCGAGGAAAATTTTTTGACACTAATTTCAACCGTTTGGATGAATTAATCAAGCAAGGATATTTCCTCAATGCCAGAGATCCCGCAGGCCAAATCATGGTTAAATTCCAGATCAGATGGGGACCTGAATCAGAAACCGAAATGAATATCAGCAGAACTGGGAAAATGACGGCTGCATTGCTTACATTGAAGCATAGCGGCAAAGACAGTTCTGATAAAGGCCTTCTAGAGTTTGTAGCTATTGATCCACCATCATTTTACCTTAATAGTGGATTAGGGACTGGCGAAGTTTATACAGGCACAGCAAGTGATGTAATGAAACAAGTAATAGAATATTACACACCTTGCAAAGTAACAATAAGTAAAACTTATGACAACGAAAAAAATAAATGGTACATGTTAAGGCAGGATCCTAAAACGTTTATATCCTCCATGATTGATTGGTCACCATCATTAACTGCAACTAAAACACACTGGATAGTTAGCAGTCATGATAATAACATCTACATAGAAGAACAGGGCAAAATCAAAGCTAATCCTCGAGGATACTACAATTTGCTAGATGTTTCGTCACATTCAGACATCAAAACATGGGAAATGTTGGCAGATCATGGTTTAGCACAAACCCAATCTGCATTAATCACACAAGGAGTGAGTGCAATTTCCGGGCAATATTTAGATTGGTACTCTGATCCTCAAGAAAAATATGTTGTAATAAAAGACGAAAACACTCCTAATAAACAAATAGCACAAATAAAAAGCGATAGAGGTTTTAAGAAGCCATCAAGTATAATCGGTGCATCATCTATATCATCAATACCTGAAATCTATTCTGCTGGCGATTTAGGATATCAATATCAGGATTATATAGATGGTCGCCCTAGAGGTATGTGGCTTAATATGATTAACTCTGTAATGCGAATTAAAATCACCATCATAGGTCATGGAAGGTACACATCCCCATATGGCCTTGGAACTGACTATGTATACTTAGCATGGACTTCTGGTAAAGAATCTAGTGGAGGCGGCGATAGATACTATTGGATGACGGGTAATTGGATAATTTATGGATTTGAACATAAAGTAACAAGATCATTCTGGTATACAGACTTGTATTGTGCTAGATTTGATTATGATTCTATCGCTAAAAAAGTGGGTACCGCCCAATTAACCCCTTTTTAGCGGGCGATGGGATTTTTGCCTTAATTTTATCAACTCTGTCATAGTACATTTTTTTATATTTTTATCGTGAATATCTCTTACTTTGTTAAACCCAACTGTCTGCCCTAGTTCATTCCAATCTTTTATGTTTCTTTTTTCTTCTAAAATAGGTGGTATGCTATAATATATGGGTATTTTTAGAGATTCTAATTTTTTACTATTAGTTAAAATGCTCTTTATTCCGGCTTTATCATTATCTGGAGAAAGTATAATTCCTTTTTTAGGCCCTAATAATTTTAGTTTATTGTACTGATTTAATGTTAAATCACAGCCTCCAGATGCAACACATTGCTCTCCTATGGTGTTCATATCAAATATTGCTTCCGTTATTATGATATATGAAGCTGGTTCTATATTATCAAATCCATATAAAAAATCTCCTTTTGTGCATTCAGTTTTACCTATTAATTGGCCTTGATCATTAAATACTTCTTCGGGAGGAAAAGTAAACCTTTTGTTTAACCTGGATCTAGATTGCCAATAAACTAATTCGTCAAATTCATAGTATGGCCAAAACACATCCATACCCAAGTAACTTATTTCATTTTTATATATAGATTCATTACTGTATCCTCTTGTTATTAACCATTTAATTAAGGCTTTAGCTTGCATATCTTTCGAATTGCTTAATGGTTCTACTCCATCTGGTAATATAACTGATAATATATCATATTCTTTCTTTTTTGATTCGTTATTAGTTAAATAAGTACCTATGTCATCTACATCACCCAATACTTCTTTTAATGCTTCTTTATATGAACATCGTTTGTAAACTTTAATAAAGTTAATTATTGAACAATTACGCTTGCCAGATTTTGGGTTTATAGGCCCAGCCCAATCATCTCCGTGCCAAGAATGGCACACTCCATTTTCAGGATTTATATTAAATTTGTATTTTGCATCTCCTGTAAATGGGTCACATATACAATATTCAGTATTGTTCTTTCTTGTTTTATAATCAAAATTATTCTCTATCCAATTAATTATTTTTTCAGCAGGTATCTTTTTATGTTTTCTATTAGTTTTGGTCCTGTATTCGTGGTATTTGTATTCCATATTTCGTAAAATACAATTTAACTTATTTGTCATTCATTACTACAAACAAACTTACCAATGAAGCAACTAAGGAACCTATTATGGTTACTACCGCTCCCCAAAATGCCCATTTATTAGCAACAGAATAATCCTCTTGCTGCTCTTTGGTGTACAAATGAAATTTTCCTTCTAAAACTTCTAAATCCTTCTTAAATTGTTCTATTTCAACCTTAGTTGGATGCACCATACCAAAATCATTTATCTTGCTGTTTAATGATTCTCTTACTCTACTTATTTCTACTTGAATTTGATTCTGTGTAGTAACACACTGGTCCTTGAGTTTTTCAACTGCCTGATTTAATCTTTCTAGCTCTGATAAAACCAGTCTTTTATACTCAGCCCAATCATCAAATAACGGCTCCTGTCGTTTGTCTGTCATGGATTTTCCTTCTGGTTTTGGCAACATTTAACAGGTTGCCTAGCCACAGCATATGTTAAACCATTGTGCCATGTTGTAGTACTCCATTCAAGAGCGATATATTCATCAGGCCCAGCAGCAGGTCCAGACGGGTAATCTATTTGATTCTTGGTCCCTTCCTTCCTTCTAAACCTACAATGAAACCGAGCTATTTCTTGTCTCTCAAGCATTTGATTTATATTGTTATATAAATCTATATCATCAGGATGGACAAAATATTTTATCGGATTACTATACAGTTCTTCATTTGACCAACCTAACATTAAATTCCAAGCAGCATTTATTTTTACGAAGTATCCATTTTCATCTGCTATACATAACAAATCTGGAGCTAGTTTGAAGAATAAATGCACAGCCAACTCATCAGAATTAAGTTCTTCAGTTAACTGTCTTATTCTGCCTAATTTAGTAGGACCAAAATCTATAGGACACTCAGTAGATGCTTTTGGAATCATTTTATGTCTAACCTTGTTAATCACTATAGAATTAATTCACAGTAAATATGAATTTTCTACTAACTCTCGTTGTTCCATCCGGTAAAGATAACGTAATCCAATACCTATAAGTGCCTTTATAATAATTTGAGGTATCTAAATCATATTGGACTACCCATGGGTTTGACCTATATGATCCTTGCCTTACCCCAATTCTTGCTGGCACATCACTCACGATTGATTCACAATGTTGAGTCTCGATAGATATCTTCGGCTCCAAAAAAGGTATCATTGGATTTACTAAGTTAAAGTTATAATCGTATAATGGTAATGGCATTAAACCGACTTCCAAAGGTCGTAATTCTGGTTTAAAAAACTTTTGGTCCAACGGTTCAAAACCAAACCTTACAGTCTGCAAACTATTATTTACAAACCATTCATCAGGATAAATCCAAAATCTATTACAAGATTTCAATAATAATGAGTCATATGATGTATCATCTATATTACAATCTGATATATCTTCTGTCCCAAATTCTCCACAAGGATTATCAGCAAAATAATACCATACGTCAAAATAAACATCTGGCACTACAAAATCTTCAGGTATAGTGTATAATAAATGATAACTTCCGCTTATTAATTGGCCTTCAGTTGAATCTTGGGTTATCGGATTAGGATACTCTGTCGTGTCTGGTTTATCAACAGTTATAGTATCAACCAAGTTGTGCGGCACTACAGAAGTCTTATATAATTCTACTTTTCTTATAGCAAAAGGATCAGTTAGCACCCCATTCCTAAGAAAGTCGACATTTAGATCTACCACTTGGCCCCTGCGAGCAGATATTCTTGGAAAACTCATACATGTAACTCCCATTAAAGATTCTTATTTTTATATTTGGCCGATATAGATATTTTATTTGTGATATTATCTTCTAGAAATTGACGGCATAGAGGGCCTTGATACTCTAGGTGCAGATGGTGTTCTGGGCTTAGGTACAGATCTTGATTGTTCCTCTTCCTGTGCTTTTCTGTCCTTAAACTCTTTATTAAGTCTCTTCATAAACCATGCCCGCTCTTCAGCCGACATTTGGTTTTGCTCAAATATAGATAATTTGCCGTAATGTTTGAGCTGAAATTGTTGCTCCATTAAGGCACTCCATTGCCTCTCATATTCGTCATCTTTTTGACGGGCGAAAAAATGCTTCCGTAATCGGAAGCTCCACCGTATGGTCTGCGTTACAGTCGGGGCATCCAACTATAACTGTGTTATCGATACCAGGGGTATTTTCTCTCAGCCATTCTCTAACAGTTGCAGTATCCTGTGCATGCATTTGGCTAACAAATTGACGGATCTTAAACAGGTCATTGTTGCCCATAACACTTATAATGACTTTTTCCAAATTCTCACTTAGTGCATCATCAAGTGCTTGAGTCTGTTGCCTGTTGCGTGTGATGTTAGCTGCGTTTCTATTTCGAACAGTATTACCAGGCTTAACCTTCATTTTTTCTTTGGCTTTACGCTTAGCCATGATGTCGTTAGCATCATATGCCCTTAAAAATCTAACACCTACCCAAACTGATCTTCCAGTTGCCTTGCTTAAATAAGGTAAATCAATTCTGAACGGTTCAGAACCAATCGAGGACTTAGCCCATGTTATAGTTTGAGCTAACTCATTTAAATCATAGGTGTGAGTAGAAACCGCTTGGCATTCCTCATTGGGGCAAGTAAAAGCAAATTCGTACATGTTACCATGAGTTATACCTCTTAAGAAGTATAAAAGGAAAACCCTATCGCCTAATAACAAATTAATAGGGTCAAAACCGTCTGGAAATTGGCAACATTCCTTAAAAAGATAGTCGATTGATTGTCCTGATTTAGCCAATCTTTGAGTAGCTAATATCTTTTCTGCAGTCTGCCCCATAGCTTTGACTTTAACTAATCCACCATCCCAATCTCCATCGTAATATAGACCCTTACTTGGCAAATAGCATTCTTCCCAAGGGATTAATTGGTCTGCTGGAGTTTGTAATAGTTTCTCAAGAAATTCGTCTGCACTTTCACCACTACTACCAATAGATTGAAGATCAGCTACATGTTGTTCCATTCTATTTCGGTCAACATTTGATTCTTCAACAGTAGAACTGGTATTAGGTACTGGTTCGTTAGAATCGATGCTTATTTCTTCTTCTGCTGATTCTACTGGTTTAGATTGTGATGCATCATTAACTGGCAGGTCTTCTGGTGGTAATCCATCAGTATTTGCATTGCCGTCAGCCATAATTTATCCTTTATCTATCTTACATAGTTTTAAATGATCCTACAAAATATGTACTTTGAAATAGCTAAAAGAACCACAAATGTCTAAGACTCTTCGGCCCAATCATATGTTATAGTAATTTCTACTATCTTTACATCACTCTTGGTATATGTCAAGTCGCCATATCTGATTGTGGAAGGCCAACTACCTATTAATTGGTACGTTTGATCTAGCTGCCATGTAGAATCAAAACAATTAATACGACTGTTCTTCTTATATTCATCTGCAGGCTTTAATCCATCACCAGATGTCCAAACAGATTCTCTCCATTCTTTAAAAGTAGGCAACAGCCCCTGAGAGTCATAAAAAGTTATCTTGATATCTTCGTATGATACACTCTTGGCAAACTTATATTCTAGACTTGCACCTTGATAATTTTCGACACCTACTGAAAAAGTAGGAAGAGTAATATCTTTTACAGAAGTTACCACCAAATTATCAAAATTACCTACTACTTCTAATACTTCCCATGTATAAGAGTATAAATACTCTCTCGTTGATTGAGGACCAGGTGTACCACCTGCAATTCCACCTAAACCGTTTACTTGGAAACCAGGCATTATGAAGGTTTCTCCTCAGCCTTATTATATCTCAAAGTCACACTAATTCTAGCTATCTCACTATCAGAATATGCTAAATCTGATGGAGTAACCTTTGCTGGCCAACAATCATACAAATAATATTTCCAAACAGTTTCATTTAAACCATTTAACATAGTCAATTCAGCTCTTTTATAAAAATCTGATGTCTGATTGAGAGAGGATTCTTGCAAATTAATCATTGTTTCTCCCCACCATTTATATATTTTTTCGGCAGCGTCATCTGTTGTGCCGCCACTATTTAACCTTTCATAAAAAGTAAACTCTATTGGTAGCCATCTGTTTTTCCCAGGTCTGTATATTTCATCTTGTCCGTTATAAATAACCACCTCATCTATTTCTGGAGTGGGCCTTGTGCATTTCTCTAAATATAACAAAATACCATTCTGACCAACTCCAAAAGGTTCTAAAACTTCCAATCTAAATCGATGGCTTCTAGCTGTCTCAATAGTATGTATTGGAAGATCCGTTGAAAGCGTTCCAGAATGTGTTGAAATAAAAAATCCTGGCATGTTATTACCTACGTTAGAGGCTCCGTCAAGATGACGGAGCCTCTAATTAGTACCACAATAATTAAATCGTAATTAAGCTCATTATGCGACTGGGTTATTAGGAGTGATATCCTGTGGCCCACTGAAGCTAATAGCCTCTCTAACAGCTCGATCATACCTCATAACGGCTTCACAAGTCATTAATTCAGTAGCTGAATAATCAAGCTCTTGCCAATTAACAGAAGAAGGCCAAGTACCGTGCATGGTCCACTT